AAGCCTCCAGGCAGTCTCTCCCCTGGGTGAAGCGTTCCATCACGGTGGACAGTCAGTTCATGGACAAAGCTTCTGCAGAGTTCATTGATGCGCTGCTCAAGGGCATCGCCTCTGGAGACATCTGGCTCACGAAAAAGCGCTATGACAAGAATGGTGAGCGCATCTGGCCGAATGTCTGTGAAGAAATCTGGCTCAAACATCGTGGCACCTGCCTGCTTCAGCATATCAATCTGGGTGCTTGCACCCCTGAAGAGCTGGACGACGTGTTCGCCGACGCAATGCATCAACTGTGCCGGCTTCATCCCAATACCGGTGTAGGGGACACGGGCGAATATCTCCCCCCTTCCATTGACAAACAAGTGGGCCTCGGACTGCTTGGTCTGGCCAACTTCTTGGCAATCAATGGCGTCACATACGAGGACTTTGGCAAAGCCTTAGAAGCCTACACAGTCGGTGGTCACGACTGGGCTTTCTGGCTCGACACAAAAGCAGGCGACCTTGTCTCCGCTCTTGATGATGCCATTTACGTGGCCGAGCAAATTGCACTGGAGAATGGCATGGAACGCGCTTTCTGCATTGCTCCCACTGCTTCCTGTTCCTACCGCTACCTCGACTCCAAGGGCTTCACGACAGCCCCTGAAATCGCCCCTCCCATTGGCCGCACTGTTGATCGCGACAGCGGCACCTTCGGCGTCGAAACCTTTGACTACGGCGAAGTGGAGATCGCTGCAGAAGTGGGCTGGGAGAACTTCTCGCGAGTGGCTGATGGCATTGTCCGCCTGTTCCAAGCGACCAATTTGTTCCATGGTTACTCCATGAACACTTGGGGCGACATGGTCACTTATGACCGGGAGTTCCTGCGGAAATGGCTAGAATCTCCTCAGACAAGCATCTACTACTCGCTGCAAGTCATGCCTGACATGCAACGGAAGGATGATGCCTACGCTGCTCTAGACGACGATTTTCAAAGCATGTTCGGGCTTGGTGATGCCGAGCCAGTAGAAGAAAGTGTGTCTTGCAATCTGGATGCAGGCTTCTGCTCCAGTTGCGCTGAATGACACTCCCTCCCATCGTCTCTTCCTCTTGGGCCGAAATTTCGGCCCTTTGTTTTCTTCTCTTTTTTTACATTGCACTGAGCGAAAAATGAGCACCATTGCTGGCCCGAGCCCCTATCTGAATGTTCTGGAGAAGAAGCGGTCCTGGCAGCCGGTGCCAGTGGCGAAAGGCGCTGTGACTGAAGGCGCTGAGAGCACGCTGCTCAAGGCGTTGGCTCTTCGGCATCTGGAGATCCCTGTTAAAGAACTCTTGGAGCAGGGCATGCAGCGAGAGCTGCCGAGCACCCCTGGGCTCATCGAAACCTTGCGTTCCAACCAGGAGGACGAGGATCGCCATCTGGCTGCACTCAATTTCGTGGTGGACGCCCATGGCACGAGCGAAAAGGCAGAACTGGAGGTGATGAGCATTCTGAAGGCATGGAACGAGCATCCTGCCCACCCAATCCTGAAGGCTGGCATCATGGAGCGTGCCGTGTTCTTCGTGGCCCTGCCGTTCTTCCGTCAAACAGGCGACGTGGGCATGCGTACGGTGTCTCAGGACATCAGCCGCGACGAGCGGGTGCATACGGTGGTGAATGCCATGGTGAGCAAGGAGCTGGGCGAGAAGGAAAGCCAAAGCCTCAACAAGCTGCGTGCCGCGACTGTTGCATGGCTCTTTGACGATCTGGGTAAGTCGTCCAATCAATGGCTCAACAGGGACTTCTGGCTGCGGCAGTCGCAATCGCTGTTCCTCACCGGCAAAGCCCCTGAAATGGCCGCCACGCGCAGCAGTAGAGCCATCTCGTTCTTTGAGAGCCCGAACACCTCGCTGCCGGCGTACTCCCGCTAGTACCGCTCGCGACCCAAGGGTGCTATAGTTTCAAGCGACGGGAACACGTCCCTACCGGCCTACGGGTGGATGTATTTCACCTCGGGCTTGGCACGGTACGTTTGCTCCTTCGTCTGCGTATCTCCGGCAACACGGAGAGGCAGCGCTTGTTAGCCTCATTGACAAGCCCAGCGAGGATGGGACTCGCTTTCACCGTTAGAGTTTGCCAGTGTGTAGACGGTGTTCACAGCAACAACTGGAATTGAGGGAAAGTATCAAGCCGCTTAATTTCAAATTGAGCTTAAACATGCATGTGCTTTCCTTATCCCCTCCATTGCTCTGTCAATGGAGAGCAGCCCGTTCAAGAACCCGCGTCGTCGGGAAGTAGTCTTGCTGGCTTGCGTTCTAAGACCTGCCTTGGCAGGCCAGGAGGATTGATCACCTCTTGCACCACCCGCACTGCTTCGGCATCGGGCATCGCCAGTTCTGGAGTCCGCCGATGGCGCGGAGCGCTCTTCCTGGCTGATAGTGCTCAGGCCTCTGACTGCCCCCATCAGTTACGCCTGGGTCATTATCAACACCTCCTAAGCCTCTCAACGATGCTCAAACCTGGAGGTCACTGGGAGAGACGTCTTGGTGGCGACAATGGATGCATCTGTTGTGCTGGGTTCGATTCCCTCGCTGGGTCACGACGGTTCGACTCCGTCCTCTCCCCTTCTGATACAATGACTGGGTTCGTTTTTCGGCCATGTCACGCTACCGCATCGTCCGCATCGCCCACCCTGACCATGGAGGCTTCCGTTACGAGGTGGAGCGCCGTCGTGGCCTTTTCTCTTGGGAGTGGTTCGCTGGCTTTGAGACCTTCTCGGAAGCTGAAGCTTACCTAGAGCGACTTCAAGCTGCCTGGGTGGTTGTTAAGAGGGTCTTCTGATGGGGGCTCGCTATCGCATTGTCCAGTATCCTCGCCCTGACGGTTCGCTTCTTCCTCTCTATGAGGTTGAAAAACACCTTTGGCTGTGGCGATGGAAGTACGACGGCCTGTTTTTTGAACTGACCCAAGCAGAGCAGTTTATTCAAGGTCAACTAAAGGCAAGCGCTCAAAAGTCGATCAAGCGACAGGTGTTGGGAGAGTACACTTTGAACAATCCCCCTCCTGGTCCTCCGCCCCTCAAGCTCGGGAAAACACCAAATCCACCCCCTAAAGAACCGTGACCGCTTTTGTCACCTCGGACTTGCATCTTGGCCACTCCAAGATGCTTTCTTTTGTCAACCCCGATGGCACGCACATGCGTGTTTTGTCAACCCCGATGGACGCACATGCGTCCTTTGTCAACCCCGGTGGCACGCACATGCGTCCTTTCTCTTCCATTGAAGAGATGCATGAGACGATGATCGAGAGGTTCAACAAAATGGTCGGTCCAAAGGATCGGCTTTACATCTTGGGCGACGTGGCCATTACGCGTTCAGCACTCGGTCTCTTAGATCGTTTCAATGGGAGCAAAGTGCTGATCAAAGGTAACCATGACATCTATAAGCTTCGGGACTACGCGAATCACTTCGTGGACGTTCGTGGCGCCTTCCATCGAGACGGTGTGATCTTCACTCACATTCCCGTGCATCCTGACAGTTTGTCCGGGAGGTACGTTGGCAATGCACATGGCCACTTGCACTGCTTTGACGTGAAGGACTCCAGCGGCCAGCCAGATCAGAGGTATTTGAACTGTTGCGTAGAGCAGCATGACTTCGCTCCTGTGCCCCTAGAGTGCATCAAAAGACTCTTTCGAGGACCGTGAACGACCGCAGGACATTCGACACTCCTATTCGTTCACGCTGGAACGCCCCTATCCACAATCTCCTCAAGGCCATTGACGGGCACACCGAACTATTCCTTTCCCATCGCGACCCCTGGCACCTTCAAAAGGCTCAAATGCTGCGACAATATGTGGCAGAGCTAAAGGATTGGATTCATGCGGAAGAGGCAAAGTGTTTGGCGGATGTGGGCGTTGGCAATGGGGCCGAAGGCGGGCAGGAATGAAAAAGAAGCAGACGTTGTCGCTCTTGTGAGAACAATTGTTCTCATTTCATACATGGTCACAAACGGCTTCATTGTTGCTGGCGTCATTCGCCACTGGTGAAGCGTCAGTTCAAGCTCAAAGCACCACGACTCCCTTTCCATTGCCATGAAGAGCTACAAAAGAGTTGACAGACAGGAGTTCATCGCCTTTCTTCAAGAGGGATGGCCAAACGGGGAGGGACTCTACTCCGAGGTTTTCACCATAGGAGAACCTCCCGTTAGAAACTACAATTGCAGCAAAAAGGGGCGTGTAGCTTACGTCTTAATGGCCTGGGTTGAACCTCCCAACTGGGACGATCAGGACAATTCAAGCCCAGGCAGGTTTTGGCGGTATCACATCTTGGATGAAGAGATTAGCCCTGTCCTTCCTTCAAAGTTTGCTGGTTCTTCAGCAGTTGTTGAAACTTTTTCAGACGTGGCAAAAGAGATGGTTCGTAGAAATGGTCTGCGGCCAAAAGTTGCAGAGCAGTTTGGCGATCAGCTTCAAGTAGGGCAATCAAATAAGACGCCTCTTTCATCGACAGGTCAAATACTGGGTTTTTCACGAAATGCGATAGTTACAAATTCTTGAAAATTCTACTGGGCGTCAGCGAACAAGGCTGTTCAACCAGTCGATGTCGTTATCCTTTGAAGCCTCCAGGATTGCGCCGGCCAATGCAAAAGCGTAGTCGTCAATGCCCACTTCCTTGCCGCCAGTCACCGCCCATTGACCACTGCTCCTGTAGATGACGCTTAGGTTCTTGAGCTGTTTCACCGCCTTGTCGTGAGGATACAGCTCAATGAGGCCAGCATTGAAAAGCTCTTTCATCTTGCTGAATGCCTTCATCTTTGTACTGACAGACCAAGCCAGTTCAGCAATAGGAAAGTCTTTCGACATCGACTGAATGGTGCCAGAGCTGTTGAACTGGTCAAGCACGATGCTTTGAAAGTCGTAGATGCGGTGGTGCTCCTTAATCCATTCTTCAACCTTAGCAATGTTCACTTCCTTCTTGCCGCCAATGTCAAAGTCAGGCTCGAAAGCATGGAACTTGTCTACCACAAGCCTCTCGCCTTCGTAATGCACGATGCAGGCAGTGTAGTCGTCTCGGCCAACGCCCCCGCGCGCAGGGTCCAGAGCGAGCACATAGGTGCCCATCACCGTCCTTTGCGGGAACAGGATGCCCCTGTCATGGTTGACCGCCACATCGACAATCTGCGCATCGAGAAGCGCTGAGTTGTTCTTCGCAAACTGAGCGCCATATTCCACCCAGAAAGTTTCAGGGTTGCGCTTGAGTTCAGCTTCAAGGAACGGGCAGCCCCACGGAAGGTTGGGGTTGACGGTCCAAGTGGGCAGGTTTTCGGCCTGCATGAAGGGGTAGTCGCCTGACGTGGCCTCGCAGTAGTGCTGATAGAACAGACCGTCCGTGAGCCACGGGGAGGACAGCTCCAGAATCCGACCGTGCTTACCAAACTGAGCAATTGAAGGGGAGAGCGCCTGATAGATGGCCGATGCACCACGGTTTGCATCGCCCTCCAGCGCAAAGCTCAACTCGTCCATGATCAGCATGACCACAGCCTTGCCTCGCGATGCACGAGCAGATGCTGGGATGGCTTGGAACACGCAATTGTTGCTCACCTCAATTTCAGTGGCAGTCTCCCTGGTGATTTCATCAGCAAGGGGGCTGTCCAAAAGCAACTGACGAATGTTGTTCAGTGCAAGCTTCGCCTGGCTCTGGTCGTTTGCGATGGTCAGGATGTAGAACTTCTCTGACTTTCGCACCTTCCGCTTGTACTTATCCTCCAGAACAAAGCAGGCGTATAGCGCTGCCACAGAGGCCATCAGCGTTTTTCCACACCGTCGCCCTAGCGCCCAAACTGCGTGTGTTTTGTCTCCACCGAAGTAAGAGTCGAGAATGCGCTCCTGTTCTGGCCACAGCTCAAGTTGCAATACATGCTTGGCAAACTGGGAGCACTTCAACGTCACCGTAATTCTTCCATACTGCGTAATGCTAATTTTGGCACAAAAAATGCAGGGCGCCCTCTCGCAGGATCTGCCCAATACTTTTCATCCATCGCTTCTCTTCCGTAGCACCAACCATGGATGAGCGTTTTTCCGCTTTCGATGGTGACGAGGACGAACTTCTTTTCTGGATCCTCGTTCTTCTGAACAATCAAATCGTACGAGGCTTTCGAGCGAGTCTTCACATCAATCCCTGGCAGGTCGTCGGAGCCGCGTCGAGCTTCCGTTTCCTTGTAGAGATGGTCCTTCATTCCGAGGCAGGAAGCTACTGCCATTTCACCTGCCGCTCCCAGCATGTGAATGTCAAGGGCCTTGCTGCCTTTCCATGCTCCGCCGTTGCGACCACGAAGCCCCTTGCTCTCATTGACGGACTGACGCCTTTGTCCCTCCTCCATTGCTTGTTGACGCTCTTCCTCTGTGAAGACAAACTCAATGGGGGTGTGCATAATCATTCAGAAAACGTAGCCACTGTAGCCACTTGCTAAGATGAATACAACACACAATGGGTTGCACAGTGGAAGAGATCGTGAACCTTGGGCATAACGGGGGTGCCGGCCTTCGTATGGATGGCTTGGTCAATGCCCTCACCGGTATGGGCACACGTCGCGACAAGAGCCAATACACCACCGCCACCCCCATCGTTTTCCTCACCCAAGAAGAGCTTGAAAATCTCTATTCCGAATGGATCCCGAAGCGCATCATTGACATCGTCGCCGAGCAGGCCACACGGAAAGGTTTCAAGGTGCTGTTTGGAGGAGAAGGAGCGGAGGCCAAGGTGGTGTCCGGCATTGAACAGGTGATTGAGGATTTGTACATCCTTGAGAACCTTGGGCTTGCCTGCAAGAATGCTCGACTGTTTGGTGGAGCCGTCATCCTCCTCTACATCGACGATGGAAGAGGCGCTGACCAGCCCGTAGATCGCAAGAACATTCGCAGCATTCAAGGAATGGAGGTGCTAGACCGCTGGCAAATTGCTCCTGTCATTACGGAGGAGAATCTCTACGACTATTCCAAGGCAACAAAGTACCAGATCATTTCTGGCGACCTCATCCAGAATCCTAACCTCACCTACATCCATAAAGATCGCATTCTGAGGTTTGACGGGGAGTGGCTGCCCTACCGCATCCGCCAACGGAACTATGGGTGGGGAATGAGCACTCTTCAAAGCGTCTACGACAGTTTCCGCTTCTACTCTTCTGGCGTCAGCTCTGCGGCAACGTTGCTTTCCGAGTTCGACATTTTCGTGCATAAGCTGCGCGGCCTTTCAACGATGCTTGCTGCTGGCAAGGAGAAAGACGTTCGCGAGCGTTTGGTTCTGAACGACATGAGCA